TTTTTAAATATTGAAATCAGATATATAGCTGTTATATATATTATGTAAGTGATAAAAAATAGAACATTTCAAAAAAAAACAATCAAACAAGGAGAGCAAATGAAAAAGAAAAAGAAACCTATCCAGGTTGTTTATAACAATAAACCAGATCCAGTAGTTAAGGTTACAGAATATACCTACACTGGCGAAGGTTTAAAAATGACCAAACAAACAACTTACAAAGATGAGCCAGAGCCTAACAAGGAATATTTTTTGACAGGTGGCCCTGGTGTTAAATGTATTGCTAATGGCAACACTTGGAAAGAAAGCGAGGTTAAATAATGAATAAAATATATCAAAAATATAAAGCTGAATATGATGAGGATGTTAAAAAATATGGAGATAAAACTTCAACTCACATATCAGCAACAGATCTTGCAATTTTAATTATGGATGGTTTAAAAAAGAAATATCCAGAATATAAATTTGCAAAGACTTCAAGATATTTTGCAGGTGGAAGTTCTGTAGATATTAATCTTCAAACAGGTTGGAAAAACCTTTCAGAAGAAAAATCAAAAGAAATAAATAAATTTATTGATAGTTATTCTGGAGCTGCTTTTGATGGAATGATTGATCTTAAATACAATGAGAAAATTTGGTTAATGCCAGATGGATCTGTTACTGCTGCAGATAATGGAGGAGGCACAAGTGGATCTGTTTCTGGTTATATTTTTCCAAAACCTTCAGAGGATGCTATCAAAATTTCTTCTGGAGCTTGGGTAATGTTTGATGCTTATCCAAAATACAAAACAAAAGCTTACAAAGCTTATTCAGAATATCAAAAACAAAAAAACCAGGAGGCTGCGTAATGTACCAAAGAGATCACAAACAAGCTTTTGAAAACGCAAAATCCCAGGGCATGAAAAACCCTGGGAGTTGGATGTATATGTATTCAAAAGACAATTATGATTTTTTCAAAAACATAAAATTTAGAAACTACGAAAAATATAAACAGGAGGTAAAGCAATAATGGCAATACAAAATATAGCTAGTACAAACATAATGAAAAAACCTTTGGTAAAATATTTCAAAGATACTTTTTCAGCATCAAAAGTTACCAGTGTAAAATTTGATACCAAGAAAAATATTTTCACTGCAAACTGTTTTCAGAAATTTAATTTTATTGGAAATAAATCTGCAAATGCAGAGGATGTTTATAAACACATGGGAGTTACACAATGAAACATGAATACCTAGTTCAAACAAAACTGAAAGGCTCTGCGATCCAGGGCCTTCACACTGTGAGCATGAGTGAGAGCAAGCTCCAGAAAATAGTTGGTGGAGTTATGATGTACAAACTTAACCAGGAGGGCCAACTAAAAACAGTAGTTGTTAATGGTGGAAAATCCTACGATTTACACGCAATTAAAATAAATAAAATTAATTCACAATCTGGGATTGACAAATAAATATATAATAACTATATATTAATTGTGAGAGTTAAAAAAAATAATCAACAAACCAAGGAGGCTGCGTAATGGCAATTAAACAAGCAAAGAATGGTCAGATGCTTGAGTTCGTTACCATCAAGATCAAAGGTGGTTTTACTTCAAGAGAGCTTGCTGCTCTGGCTATTTTAGAGTGCAGTTACCAAGACGACAAACTGCAAAAGTTGTTAAACAAAAAATACACATACAACCAGATAGTTACCCTTGCTAAAGATCAGATAGAGGACAGTGGTTATGGTTGTGTTTGGGAGAGATACAACGACAGTGGACACACAGAGGAGCAATTAGAGAGTGTTGCAAATTGGTTGGTGTTTCTTTCTGGAACAAAAAAATTAGATAACAAAGAGGAGGCTGCTTAATGTTAAAAGGTAAATTGTTCAAAGTAGAAGGTGGCAAATCTTGGCAGGGCCAAATCGTTTTTGAAAAAAACGAGGCTACTGATTGGGATATGTACATCAAGGCAAATATGTTGGCAGGTTTAGTTGGTACTGGATATGCTGTTGAAACTTACAAGAGAGGCAAAGGTATCAAAAAAGCTGTTGTTAAAAATTACAATCAACTACAAATGAAGGAGGCTGCATGAAATATCAATACGTTGATGTTCAAGATCTTGAGAAGCTTAACAAAGCTGCCAAGAAAAAAAATAAAAACCACTACCTTCCAGATTTAATTCTGGAATATTTAAAACACCAGTACAAAGCAGTGCTAGTTAAATTCTACTTTTTACACAACGAGGTAGAAAACAGATTGGTACTTTATGGTGGAGATAAATACCAAACTTTAACTTTGGATGTTGATTTCAAAGATATGAAGTACGTAAAAACTGGTTACACAGAAAAACAAAAGGAGGCTGCATAAATGGCACTACAAGGAATAACAAGTACAAGAACTCTGGGCCAGGAGGAGATAGATAGCATAGAGCTGTCTATCAAAGTTGCCAAAATGAAAAAAGAAAAAATCAAAGATCTTTGGGTTGGTTTTGGTACAGTTACCGAAGTTGCCAAGGGAGCTTTCATTTTTAAAGATGGAGATTATTCATGGATGACTTAAAGAAAAAAGTAGTCAAGCCAGAGTATATTAACTCAAGTATCGGAGCTGTACTCAAGTACAGCTTTGATACCTACAAGGAGTTAGAAGTTTTCTTCTTATCTGCTTTGGCAAAGTTTCAAGAAAAAAATATAAAAACAAAAGTGATTGGTAAATCATTAATTGTATTCACAAAAAATAACCAGGAGGCAAAAAATGTTAGTGAGCAAATTAAATCCCAGTGATGTTCAGATGCGTCAGATCATTGGTAAGAAAATTTTTCGTAGAAGAAAACAACTGCGATTAACGCAGGAAAAAATTGCTGCAAAAATTAATGTTACTTTTCAACAAGTACAAAAATTTGAGAAGGGTACAAATGGATTAGTTGATCTACGTATCAGATCTTTAGCTGCTGCTTTAAAAATTCCAGAAAGTAAAATTGGATTTTTAATTTGGAAATATAATAAAAAAACAAAGGAGAAATTAAATGCTTAATTACGTTGCGTATTTAAGAACCAGTACAAAAAAACAGTTGCTTGGTATTGCAGCTCAACAAGATAAGATCCAGGATTTTATTTCTAAAAGAGATGGAGCTGTCCTGGACAAAACTTTTACCGAGCAGGAAAGTGGATTGAACAATAACAGAAAGCAGCTCCAGGCTGCGATCCAATACTCAAAAGAAAACAATGCTAGATTATTGATTGCAACTATGGACAGATTAACCAGGAAGGCTAGCTTCTTCCTGCAGCTCCAGGAGGAAGGAGTTAAATTTACTATCTGTGATATGCCAGAGGCTGATGAAACTACAATTTCTATTCTAGCTGTTATTGCACAGAGAGAAGTTAAGTTAATCAAACAAAGAACCAAAAATGGTTTGGGCCAAATCAAAAAAAAATTAAAACAAGATGGCCAATATAAAACTAAAGTTTCTAACAGAGTAATCACTAAACTTGGTAACACTACCAACTTGGCCCAGGCTGCAGCTCTAGCTGTCCAGGCGAAGAAGAAAGCTGCTGAAGAATTTGCAAAAAATATTTTGCCAGTTGTCCAGGAGATCAAAGAAAAAGGTAGGGTTTATACTTACAGAGGAATTGCTGCAGCTCTAAATGCTAGAGGAATTGCAACAAGATCTAATGGAAAATGGTATCCAAGCTCTGTCAGAAACCTAGAACTGTACCAGTAATAATCTTGTTTCGTACTAATAAATAACATATAAGGAGAATTGTAATGAAAGTTACAGATGATTTAAAATACTTTACCTGTAGCAGATTACCTATTTTAATGGGAGCTGCACACCCTAAAGCTGTGTCTAAAAATGAGCTACTCCAGGAATTCATTGATAAAAAAAATGGATCTTGGGTTGAACCAGAACAAAATAATTATTCAAAATACACAGATTATTTTGAGCAAGCTATTCAAAAAATTGTATTGGATGATTTCCCTAAATTAAAATTTAAAAAGGGAGCTAATCAAAAACCTTATCTTGCTGTGAATTCCCCATTGGGATGCAGCATAGATGACTGGGCTGTTGCTAAAGATCCAATCCAGGTAACAGATCCAAATGGCCAAACCTTTACAATGCAGGGAGATATTCTAATTGAATATAAAACAACTTCAGTAGTTGATGATAAGCTGCCATTGTACAAAGGGCCTATCCAGGTACAGGGCCAGATGCTTTGTACTCTTACAACTAAAGCAATCGTTGTTGTATTTAATATCAGAACCTGGGAGATCCAATACTGGCCCATGTTTGAACATAAAGAAACTCAATCAGCTATCCAAGAAAAAGTTAGAGATTTCTGGAATAGAAGGGAGAAGGAAGAATATTATGATCCAGAAAAACCAGGAGATTATAATTTAATTTATACAAATCCAAATGATGAACCTAAAGATTTATCAGGCAACAATGCTATTGGAGCTGCGATCCATACCTGGACAGAAGGCAACAATGAAATTAAATCTGGTAAGCTCAAGGTAGAACAATCACAAGATATTATTAAACAAGCTATGGGAGATCATGTCTTTGGATTGTTTAATGAATATAAAATCTCTTGGCCTGTAAGAAATTACAAAGCTAAACCAGAGAAAGTTGTACCTGCCCAGGAGGCATACAGCAAAAGATCTAGTACAATTCAAATCAAGGAGGAAGAATGAAAATAGTTTTTATGACGTTAGTAGTATTTTTTATACTTCTACTTGCAGCTAAATCTGCAATCAAAGCTATGATTAATTACATTGAGGGAGGAGATGATGAAGAAAAAGAAAGTAACTAAACTTTGGCAGGGCAAGTTTGTTTCTGTCAGAGATTATGAAGTCCAGGCTGCAATTAAAAAAGGTGGTTTAGAAATAAACCATGAAGGAAAAATTATGCAGCTTAAACCAGATGAGCTGCTGCACCTGCAGCCAAGCTCAAAGATATTCCAATCTAAATTTAAAGGATCTTATAGATTGATAGATATTTTATTTAAACCATTAACCGAAGATCCAAACCAAGGAAAATTAATATGAGTGATTTAGTAAAAAAAGATCCAATGAAATTTGCAGAGCAAATATCAAAATCTAATTTAGTACCAAAACAATTCCAGGGTAAGCCTGCAGATATTTATCTGGCTATGTCCTGGGGAGATGAGCTAGGTTTAACACCTATCCAATCGTTACAAAATATTGCAGTGATAAATGGCAAGCCAAGTATCTATGGAGATACTATGATTGCTCTTTGCAGAAGGCATCCAGAGTTTGAGGATATAAAAGAAAATATATCTGGCGAAGGATCTAAAAGAACTGCAGTGTGTGAAGTTAAAAGGAAGGGCCAATCCTGGTACAAATCTCAATTCAGTATGGGAGATGCAGCCAAAGCAGGATTGCTAAATAGATCTGGCCCTTGGCAGAGCTACCCAGATCGTATGTTAAAAATGAGAGCTAGAGGATTTGCATTAAGAGATGTATTTGCTGATGCTCTTGGTGGTGTGATTACCAGGGAGGAGGCAGAGGATTATCCTAAAGAGCCTAAACCTATAAACACAGTATCAGATCAGCTAGATAGCCTATCAAAACAGGCCATAGAAGGCCCAGGAGCTACATACCAGGTACAAGATGGTGTAACTGTAGCAGAAAAAGAACCTGTTAAAACTGATAGCTCTATGGCCCAGGAACAGGATACTCAACCAGAAGATGAAAGATCACAATGGGAAATGAGGAAATTAAAAGGGCCTGGAATATATTGTGAGGATCACAAAGCTTTTGCTGAAGAATTTGGCAAGGCTATGACTAACATAAAAAATCACAAAAAATTTTCAAAGAAAGAAAAGCTTGAATTTTTAAGACAGCTTTACAAAGTCAATGAAGATACATTGAGAAACGTGGTGGAGCTAGATAGTGGCCTTCATACTTCTATTGAAAATGAATATATCCAAATAGCAGGGGAGTTAAATGGCGAGGACAGATAGAAATAAATCTACTTACACAGCATCCACTTGTCCAAGGTGTCAAGGTACTGGACAGATCACAGGTACAATTACCAGTGTTACTGAAAAACAAATGAAAATGTTTAAAGCATTTAAAAAGTTTTTCACTGAAAATGGATACCCACCTTCTGTTAGAATTTTAGCAGCAAGGGAGATGGAGAGTGCCACAACTGTTTATAATAAATTGATGGCCCTGGTGGATAAAGGAATTCTTGGCAAGGAAAAAGACAGAGCCTGGAATAATTGGTTTATCAAAAAAGATATAGAAAGGAGGTAAAAAAATTTTGAGCATACAATCAAAGGAACAGATCTCAAACACTAGACTAAAGATCAAAGATGATTTGAGATCTACCAATAAAAGAATTAGCTTTCTTGACGAGCAGAAAAAAAAGCTTGAAGAAAAAAAGAGAGATCTTTCTTTTAATGAATTAGTATATGAAACTTTACTTATGAATTGGAAGTAAGTTTTCTTTTGTAAGTCAATTCTTCAGCAGCTTCATCCATGCTGAATACTGGTTTGATAAACCTTAATGGATCTTGCTGTCCTGGATCTACCACAAAACACATACTCTCAAAAATATTATGTTCTCTTAATGATTTGCTTTCTGCATAATCATCAATCTCTTTATAGCCTGCAACTCTAACAGCATGAGATATTCTTTGGCTCTCATGGTTCTTAACTATTTGGTATCCAGATATATGCCTGTGTCCTGCAACATAAATATCATCAACACCAAATCTTGCAGCTTTACTCATAGCATGAGCTTCGTTCCACTGTGAGTGTCCTGCAAAGTCATGCCTGCAATTTACTTTAATTGTTTTTCCTCCTGGAATATGGAGCTGCAATCTTACACCATGATTTCTGTACACTCCTGCCTGGGATCTAAAAATAAATTTATTAATATCTCCACCATCAGTGTTCCATATATCGTGATTGCCTCCAATGACAGCAGCCCAATAAACTCCTGCCTCTGATAAGAACCACTCAATTAATTTCTCTGCTTGTTTTCTTGTTGTTTCCTGGTCAGCATACTTCTTCATTAATCGGCCCACCCAGTTGTTTGTAATATCTCCAACACAGATCCCAATCATTCCTGGTGTGTTAGCCATAATATCCATGTCAGCTTTTAACCTACCCCAGTTACAACCATCATCATCTATATGAGGATCTCCAACAAAACATAGAGCAAAAGGTTTCTTTTCTTTTAGCTCAACATCAATAACTTTTGTTGCATCATGGGTTTCTTTTTTTCTCTGCCATCTTTTAACAGATCTTTCCACTAGCTCCTGCCAACTTAATTCATCCTCTGGTATATCCTGGATTACAAATGGAGCTTTCTCCATGTTATCTATTTTATTTTCTGATTTATATTTTTTATACAAAGCATAGACAGTATGATATTTCTTACCAAGTTGTTTGGCAGCTCTATCAAAACCTAGTTTATCAACTAGATCTATCATTTGTTTTATTTCTTTTAAATCAATTATTTTCGGCATCTTTCATTATCAGTGATAGCTCCTCTGCTCTGGCAGGGGTTTGATCTGCCCACTTACTATCTAACATTTCTAAAGATGCTACTTCATAGTCCTTGTCCTGGAGAGCTGCAATCATTCTTTTAAATTTAGTTACGTTTCCAATACCTAATTGAAATATCATTTCTATTAAAACTTCTGTTGCAGTTTCTGAAATATCTAAATCATAATCGTTGCAAAGGTTTTGGCATTGGTCAAAAGCATTTTGAAAATCTTGTTCAAAAACATTATCCAAATATTCTTTATCGTATTCTTTGCCATCCTCCCAATGATCCTCTACACACAAATGCCCATAGCCCACTGTTCTCTTACCCAGGCTGTCCAGGTACACTGTTCTTCTGAACCCTTCATGCTGCTTAATTCTTTCTTTTAATTCCTGCATTATTTTTTACGAATATTATTTAAAGTTGATAATCCAAAACTTCCAGAGAATACAATTAATACTGCCCACCAAAATTCAGTTGGTGCTTTTTCTTTTAACATTTGAAATCCCACTTCCATATAAGGCTGCGTTTGTGGAATGAAACAACAAGCCAGGATAGCAATAATAAAAATTGTTAGCAGCTCATCCTTAATAGACTTTGATTGTTGATTGACTTGGGCCACTGATACTTTAGCTGCAGCTTCAAGCTCCTTTGCTTTAACTATTTTATCTTTCTCAATCTTATGAGAGATAGCTCCAACAGTTTTCTGGGCCACTAATTGGAACAAGGGATTTTTTAAAAAACCTATAATTGGTAACATGATTTACCTTTATTAAATATTTGCATACAAATCAACAGTTGAATTATCTCCCCTGGCCCTTGTATTTTTTCTTTGTATATTTTTTATTTGGAGATTTTGCATGACGACCTGGCCTCTTTCTAGGCTTTGGCCTTGGTACAAAATCTGTAAATTTTTGTTTAGCCATTACTTGCTACTTACAATTCTTTTAATTGTTTTGCTGCCATCAATATTTTTTTCTATCTCTGCCTCAACTTCTCCACACATAAACTGCTTGTTATTCATCTCCATATTTCTTTGGGCCTCACGTTTCATCTTGAGGCAGGTGGATAAACTATCTTGTATTCTATGCTCAACAAGCTCTCCATTAATAAACAAACACAATGCAAATACCAACTGATACATTAATGATTTCCATTTAATTTTCCAATGTTAGCTCTAACACTGTCTTTCAATTTTTCTACATCCACCTGGAGTTTTCCTACATCCATTTGTAGTCTTTCAATATTAACTCTATTGTTCATCATGCCATCAACTCTAAATGTTAATTTTTCTAATCCTTCTGCTATATGTTCAAGCAGCATAAACTGTTCCTGGTCTATGGGTTTTTGTGCAGAGGCCTCCAGGAGATCTTGCTGCTGTAATTTATCTGCTGTTTCTAATTGGTTAAGTCTTTCAATAATGCCAAAATAGGCCCATACACCTATGCCCACTGCTCCGACAATCGCAATTAAATTTCTTATTGGTAAGGCAACTGAAGTATTTTCTGATATTTTCATTGAGCAATCTTACCTTTATTAACACCTTTTTTAATAACATATTTTTGTGTACCATTAGCTCCTGTTTCTACTTCTTTCCTTGCATACCTAAAGACTTTCATTTCTTTAAGTTTTTTTTCTACTTTCTTTGCGAAGTTTTCTAATGTTTTTGTATCTCTCATGGAGAGAGATATACACTATTTTACAAATTTTATTAAGGCGATTATTCCTGCCAGGATACCACCCATGTATGCTATTACTTTCAACCCACCCTTACCCATAGCCATTTGCTCTTTTAGAGCTGCTATATCCTTTGTATTCTGTTCAAGATCTCTATGAATATGGTCTAGCTTTGTATTAATTTTTGCAAGGGTTACTGCTTGAGCTGCTGTTTTTCTTTTCTTAATTACTTTCATTGGTCATCCCATTTAAAATTTCCAACTAATCTGTTCCAAGCATCCCTATAAATTTTAAATATCTTATCAGATAATGATAGATTTTCTTTTTTAACTTCTTTAATTTTAAAGATACTTTCATCCCAATCTTTCATAAAGTTATTCCACATATTAATATTGCAAAGCAACTCCTCTAATTCTAGCTTCTTTAGAACCATTTGCTTGATTAGCAAAAGAGATTTTGTATTTTAATTGTGTTCCTGCTGTAACAGCTAAGTCATTAACTTTAGCCATTTTAATTCCAGTAGCAAAGTCTGGTAAAGCAGTAAGTGTAGCAGTTGAATAGTTAGAACCACCATCTGCTGATAACTGTAAAACTATATCTGTGTTTAATGCGTTAGTACCAAAAAAATCTTGGTAAGTAATAATAGCACCCATTTCAGATACACTTGATGGTGCAGTTATTGTTGTGCCTGTAAAGTTTCCTGTAGGATTTAAACCTACTGGAATACCACTAAATCTAATTTCAGAAAGACCTGCATTAGTATTTCCATTATTATAAAAACTATCAAATAATATTTTAAATTTTGCACCTTTAATTGG